CAAGCTCTTTTGTGGACCGACCATCCACATATACGTCCCCGTCCTTTTCCTCGCCTTGTAGGCCCTTTACAGCCTTCTCGTAGCGGGTTTGGAACTTGGACTCATCAACCTGCTCAATCCTGGCTTGCATGTCCTCCATCTCTTTGGACAAAGGAACACGAACCTTGAAGGTCTTGTTCGCCAGGACAAACGACTTGATGCGAAGGGATGACGTATCCCCGAAGGCTTGGGAGAGCTTCATATTATCTTGGCTTTATGATGTGTTGATAGATGGAATCGTTGACACGAACCGCGAAGTCCACCACTTCCTCGGGGCTCATCGTATTGGCGTGGTTCTTGGCGATCTCATGGGCAAGGCTCACCGCAGTAAGCCTTTGCTGAGTGAAACCAAACCAATCCTTTCTTGTCTCTGCTTGGGCAATTAAGAACCCAAGCAGATCATTCGTGTTTTGTATTGTGGTCATTTCTTGAGCAGTTGCAGGCAGATGTATTCCGCAGTGTCGGGCTCCGCTTCTTCCAAAGCAGCCTCGACTTCCTCTTGGTCTACATGGAACCCCCGAGCAAATGCCCGGAGGTCACCCTTGTACTTGACCATCTGAGCGATGATCTCATCCATTAGGAGTTGCTCCATCCGTACTGACCACCGCGGGGATGGATCGTGAACGTAGCCTTAGCCTCTGCCCCAGGTTGGGCATCAATCTGCCACTGCGCCGCCCGACCGTTGAAAGCGTAAGCAACGGTGTTGGTGCCGTCATAAGCCGCGATCACATAGGTGCGATCCACGGTCCCAGAATAGGCATCAGTACGAATCTGGATCAGCGCCGTGTCAGCCGGGTTCCAAGCTGCCGTGATGGTCAGGCTAGTAGGTGCTGCTTGTGCAGGAATCTTGTCCGATTGCCGAGCGCCAGCAACCGAATAATTGACTACTGCGTCATCCTGACCAAAAGCCGGGATAGCCTCCACAGGAATAGCCATACCAGCAGCGCCAGTGCCGCCAGCAGTCGTACCCACAATCGTTGCCACCTGAGCAGTCCAAACCGCAAGATTGGCCGTTGACAGCGTGGTAGGAGTTGCCGCGCTTTGAGCCCACAAAGTCGCAGTAAACCCAGGAAGAACCTTATTTGGTAGTGCCATGATTCACCTCAAGCGTTGTTAGACCAACCATACTGGTTTCCACGGGGGTGAATCGTGAAAACAGCCTTGGCTTCAGCACCGGGTTGAGCGTCGATCTGCCACTGAGATACGCGGCCATTGAAGGCGTAATACACGATGTTTGCGCCTTCAGTAGCAGAGATCACGAACGTGCGGTCAATCGTGCCGTTGTAGGCATCAGCACGAAGCAGCAGCAGAACCGAGTCAGTCGGATTCCACGCGGCAGTGATCGTGAGCGAGGTCGGGGCACTCTGGACAGGCACCTTGTCGGACTGACGCGCACCAGCAACCGAGTAGTTCGCCACAGCATCGTCTTGACCAAACGCAGGCACCGCCTCGACGTTCATCAAGTTACCAGACACAGCCAGAGGGCTGACGCTTGCAACAAGGGCAAGCTGGGCAGTGGTCAACGGAGTCGGGGTGGCCCCAGGTTGTGCGTACATTGCCACACTAAACCCAGGCAGAACTTTATTTGGCAGGGCCATGATTTTCCTTTCAAGTTGGGATGTCTAGTGTGCAGTCCAGAAACACCTGGGCCATCTTTTCCTTGTCGTCATATGAATTGTAGAGCCAAAACACATCCGCCTTGGCAATCCAAAACCCATATGTCGGCCCACCGAAAATCCCGGTGTAGCCATGCAAAGATTGTAGTATCTGGTTACTGATTGTGAAACCGTCTTCCATTCCCTGAGTGAAAATAGAGATTTGGAATACAGGTCGATCAATACCTTTGTTTGCTTGATTTCCGCCCGTATAAACTTCTTGGTGGACGTTCCTAAGCTGCCAAGTGAGGAACTTGGGCTCTAAGGCAAAGTTACGGTTGAAGGCAGAATAGACAGGAACCGGCGTGACGATGCTGGTCAGGTGAGCCTGAATCGCCTTAGCGTAGTCAACGGGGTTCTTTTGCGATGCCATCAGACTGCCGTTTGAGGATCATTGCGGAAGCACATCAACCGGACATGCTGCCTGCTGTTGTCTGACTTTGCGTCTTCAATCCGCCAAGAGTCACCGTCGTAGGTGATGGAATAGTTACCAGGGTCTTCAACGATGGTTCTGGCGTTTGGGGAATAGTTAATCTCAAACTCAGTGATGTCGTGATAATCACGATACTTGTCTGAAATCTTGATTGCGCTGTTGACTTCGTGAATCTTTGCTCGGGTTTTGAACCATAGCGTCTGCGTTACGCCTTGCTCACCAAATGCCGACTTGGTGAAGGAAAGCGTATTGATACTGATGGTTTCAAAACGAACGATAGTCATTAAAGTACAAGCGATTTGTAGGGCCTAAGCAAAGAAGAGACCCCAAATGGAATCTCTCGCACGATCTTCTCGGTAGTATTCGACCTGTTGTTGTACAGGTGCATTAGCATCAGAAGACTTGCCTGCTGCACAACAGGATAGTCCGCTAAGTGACTTGCGGCCACCGTGTACTCGCAGTAGACCGGGCTAGTCCTTGCGGTATTCAGATCGGTTGGCAGGCTTTCAACAACTACCTTGTTACCCGAATCATCATAGTAATACTGATTTATAGCAACCGTTGTGAGCGTGTTTGAGGAATCCCAATACTTCACCGCATCCACGGTAACAGACTGCGACACCTCGGGCAGATCAAGCGTCAGCGGAGTCCCCGAGAGACTTCCTGCGTTGTAGTACACCCGATACTGGCAAGGAAACATCGACTGACCGATGTAATCCTCAATGACCATCCGCGATGCCAACTCCAGCCCGTACAGAAGATCGTCCTGGGACGTATCACCGTACAGGTTAAGTTGGTCAGCAACAGTGGTCAAAGGAATCCAAGTGGTCGAGACATCTCGACCAATCTGCTCAACCTTTTGATAGTTGAACGGATTGCGATTCCCGCCAGTTTGGTACTCTTCCATTACGCACTCATCCGAACGCCAGCAAACGGATCACGCACCGTGGAGACAACCTTTTTCTCCGCGTACATCGTAATGAAGCCTGGGGCGCTTTGTTCCATCATCTGCACTGAGAACTCGTTGGAGTCGCCAATACACAGGAACCTCGGCCAGTTGGCTAGGTAAATCGGGAATGCGGCTGACAGGTAAGGATTAGGAATAACAGGCCAGCCAAAAATCCGACCAACAGCGCCACCGTCATCTTCACCTACCTCCAGCAGGACAGGAAGACCCTGCAAGTCTTTCATCTCGCGCAGAGACTCGATCATCGAAGGCCGGATGTGCCAAGCAGTCCCAGGCATAGCCCAGTACTGTCCTGGCAGGCGAGTCGTCAGGGCCGCGATGTCGTTATACACCACACCACCAGCAGTCTGAGCCTGGGTCGAAAGGGAGTGGATGCCGTTCGTGATAGCCGTTCCAGACGTTCCAAACGCCGCCGTAGCGGCACTGGTATACATATCCAAGCCTCGTAGCCCAGCAGTGGCTCCTGTGGCCGTTGTGGTCGATCCTGCTTGGTCGTTGTTGACCGCCATCGACGCGGCCTCTACCTGACTCCACTCCATCATCAGGTCTTCAACCAAAGCCGCTTCCAGAGCGTTCACATCGCTCAACACAGCAGACCGGATAGGGAGGGTGGCCGACACAGACCGGACAGGAAGTTGCCAAATACTGGTATCCACATTAGGACTACCAGCATTGGAGCCTGGGGTATAGCCCCAAGGGGTTGAACTCAGCGCATTGCCTACCTTAGCGGCAAACAAGGCATCTGAGCCCACAATTGGAAGGGGCCGGTATGCCATCCGAAAAGGATTGACATACCGAGCCGCTGCAAAAGCATCATCGAAAGTCGTCCGACCACCTTTGCCGGCGCCAGAACCAGTAAGTGCCGAGGCTTCAGAGATGTCAATCGTGACCCTCCGTTGCTCCTGAATGGATTTCTTGATTCCGTCTAGGACTTTTTCGATCATGGCTTTTCCTTTTAACGGGGGCCTAAGCCCCCTTCCCATTAGGCCGCTGCGGTGGCAGTCGAGCGATAACGGATCAGTGCGTTGGGGTCACGCACCGAGGTGCCCAGGCGCTTTTCACCGAAGAAGGTGATGAAGCCCGGGGCGGTCTGGTCGTAGCGACGAACGATCATGCTCAGGCGATCCACGATGGTGTGGGCCTTCTGCCAATCGCCGAAGTACATCGGGTAGCGAGACACCGTGCCAGCAGCAGCGGTCGTCGGCTGGCTCGGGTTGTCGAGGTACTTGTTGACCACAACATCGAAACCAAGCAACTGACCCACAATACCGTCAACACTCAGACCTTCATTGCGGTTGAAGATCGGAGCGCCTTGGGTATCACGCAGAGCGCGAATGCCGTTCAGGAGGATCGGATTGACCATGATCTTGCAAGCAGGCGTCCAGTATTCCTGGGGCAGTGCGTAGATCATGTTGATGACGTCGGTATAGATGATGCTGTTAGCACCAACCGTATTGACGTTGGAGGTCAACTGGTCGTAAGTAGCGAGGTTATGCAGACCAGAGGTAGAACCCGTGCCAGAAGAACCGAAACTAGCTGCCGAGGTCGTACCACCAGCGTAGGTAGCATTCGCGCCAGCATACTGATCCAGGCCACGCAGACCGTCAGCGCCACCAGTGGTCACCGAGGTGCCAGTGCCGCTTTGGTCGTTGTTCTGCACCATCGACTGAGCTTCAGCCTGGGCGAACTCCATCAGCATGTCGTCAACAACAACTGCCTCCAGACCATCGATGTCGTCCAGAGCCGCGGTGCGGATCGGGAACTGCACGTTGATGTCCTTCAGCACGATCTGCCAAATCGTCGTGTCTTCAGTCGTACCAGCACCGTTGTTCTGGATGCCGTAGCCCCATTGAACGCCAGCATTGCCGCTCTTCACGCGGAACTGATAGGACGAACCATCAGTCGTAACCGTGCGAGACAGGCCGCGCATGGGGTTAGC